CTCTGTTTTTCAGAGCAACTAGGCTATACGAAAGGTATAACCTCAAACCGATAGGGAAAACCTCTCGGCGGGAAGACAATTTCTTCGTCTTCGCCAAAAACAACCTCTTGATAGGGGCTGATGTATTTATCGGATGGCTTCAGATCCGGTATTCTTAAGGTGCGGACGTCCATACCTTTCTTCCTCAGAATCGAGGAACCTTGGCCTATTGCTTCGTAGGCCTTCTTGGCAGTCTCTTCATCGATTGCCAAATTTGCGAAGTATGCTTGTACACTTCCCATATCGACCTCTACGTTGAGATCAGTCATTGGTGGTCCGAATTCTCTCCATGACCACTTACCCTTTGCCCAAAGATGGCAAGGTATCCTGTAGGTTCTATAATGCCTACCGTTCCTCCGGCGTGCCGTGGATAGCGCCTGAGCAAGTCTCTTGTCATCGGAAACAAGGAACAATTTTGCACGGTTTAAATACAAATCGTCCAATATAAACTCATCGTCTGATAAGTTATCTCTCGGAATATCAGGTACATTCTGGGGATTGGCGTAAGCAGTCTTAAGCCATTCGTAGAGGACGACCGCATCGTGGTCCTCCAGTTTATCTCTCCTCGGCCGTTCTCTGAGGAAAGTATGATTAGGCGTTAACTTAATCTTTGTCTTTAAGGGATAAGTTTCCCCTAGGAGTAATTCGACAGGGTCCCTGTCGAAATATTCTTGTAGTTTTACACTGCGGAACGAGTTTGGATCTTCCATCCAAACACGGAAAAACTCTTGCATCTCTGCAAGGGTCATTGGAACCTCATCGGGTTCTATATCGACCAGCCTCATTTGCCGGACTGGAATATCCTCCTCATTAAGAAGGGAATTGACGAACTCAGCCTTTGCCTGAATTCCTGTTATCTCCCTATCAGAGATAATAAACTCTCGTAATCGATTTAGGATTACGGAAGAAAAGGCCTCATACCTAGGGATTGAGGCCATCTTATGATCCTTTATTGCTGGATCATCTATGGGCTTGAATGTAACCCTCCAAGCCTCGTTTTTAGAATGCCTTTGGCCGATGGCTGCACTCTTAAGTATTTGGGAGCGTTCTGCTCCTAACCCTCTGTCCTCCCGATAATGGAGGGCATCTCTCGCTATCCTCATTAAGGAGGGTAACATTGATCCAGCTCTTTGCTGGATCCAGAACCTTAGTACATTTCTAGGGTTGTCAAACAGGGGAGGTTTACCCTCCCCGTAGATATGGTACGGGAAATACACCGCACCGTCGTGTTCTCCCGTGGAGAGAACGATATCTTGGATAAGAGATCCAAGATGAAACAGAGCCCGCGGATCTGCGGACTTCTTCAAGTATGACATATCTTTACCATACTGGCTTATCCTACCCGTCGGCGTGTAGGAATAATCGTCTCGATTCTTTCGGACGTCAAGTAGGAGTCGGATTTTAACCGAATCCACATAAGGAAGCCTTCCGTACTTCCTCGATTTCTTGATACGATCTACAGTATCATGAGAAGTTCTAGGAACTGTAATCAGTTCCTCAGTAAAGAAGACGTGTTGACCTAAATAGGTATCGTCTTCCGATAACTTCATATCCCATGAAGTAATGCTGTCGAGAATTGACTGTCCAGCTTCTCGACTAGTTGTGATGGCCGCGAGGTCATCACCTACTATACGCGCGTAAACCCACGTATACTCTTGCTGTGCTTTGATCACAGCAGCCAAGTTCAAGCCGGTCAGTACGGCTTTAGTACCTGGGTCGCCCATTAATGCGGCCCGGAGTGTACGACATATGGTCTTACCATTGTACACGAGAGTCCGACTCGTTGTGAGGAGCCGGAGAACCGTGTCCCCGTACCATTTAGGGACGCCAAAGACATCATTATAACACTTAATGATATCAGCTGCTACCGTCCAATTGAAATAGTCGGTAGCTGTTTCCTCATCGGTTGACAGTCCAATGAGATTTGTATTCTTATCGAATACCCATTGAAGACTCGGATCTTCAGGACTCAGGGACTTTGCAAATTCCCATCCGTGTCGAGATTTTGAAATCCCGGAACTAGCCTCTGGTATATCACCCAGAAGAGAAAGCATGACGTGTGCCCACGGCTGCAAAGCTTCAGCATGGAAAATTGA